CCTAATCCTAAATTGTTTTTGATCACTACAGAAGGTTTTGTTAACGGTGGTTTCTTAGATGAAGAATTAGTAAAAGCTAGAAAAATACTGAATGGTGAAGATGATACTATTTCTGCAGAAAGGTATTTACCGTGGTTATATACACAGGATTCAGAAAATGAAGTATGGCAAGATGAAAGATCATGGTTCAAAAGTAATCCTACATTAGGAATTGTAAAGCGTTGGGATTATTTGCGTGAACAGGTTGATTCAGCACGTAAAAGTAAAGCTGATAGAATGTTTACTTTATCAAAAGATTTTAATTTTAAAGTAAGTAATTCTGAAGCGTGGTTAACAAGCGAAAACTTGGATTATTCAAGGGTATATGATTTAAGCAGCTTTAGGAATAGTATTGTATTAGGTGGGGTAGATTTAGCAGAAACTACTGATATGTGTAGTGCTAAAATACTCATGCTGAAAAAAGATGATCCTGTTAAATACATTCATCAGATGTACTGGATACCAGAAAGTAAATTAAAACAAAGTGATGATAAAGAATCTGGTGCAAAATATGAAGAATGGGCTAAACAAGGTTTAATCAGGATCACTGAAGGTAATGAAGTTGATACATCAGCAATTGCAGATTGGTTTGCTGAAATGTACAAAGATCACAGATTAAGACCGTTAAAGATTGGATATGATCAAAGATTCAGTAAAGAATTCATAAAACGTATGGATGAATACGGTTTTGAAACAGAAATGATTTATCAGAACAGATATGTACTATCATCACCTATGCGTTTAGTTGAAGCTGATTTACGTGATCAGTTGATAGCATTCAATGATAATCCAATTGATAAATGGTGTTTAACTAATACAGCGGTACAAGTTTGGGATACTGGACATATTATGCCTATCAAGATCAAAGGACAGGCAAGCAGAAGAATTGATGGTACTTTATCGTTAATTATGAGTTATGAAATGTTAAGAAGGTACAGAACTGAAATGATGAATGCGTTAAGGTAGGTGATAAGATGGGATGGATTGACAAATTATTTAGAAAGCAGCCTAAAAATTCAAATTTTGCACCAACACTTAACGGTTTTTTACCGATATATTCACAGTTTGGTACAGATATATATGCTTCTGATGTTGTGCAGCAAGCACTGAAATGTATTGTAGATGAAATGAAGAAGTTACGACCAATTCATATCAGATACAATGGTAATGATCCTGTACCAGTAAGAAGTAATGTACAGGATGTATTGAATTCACCTAATCAGTTAATGACAACATCAGAGTTTCTTGAAAAAACAATCTGGTTACTTCTGATGAATTATAACGCATTTATCATACCTACTTATTACACATGGGTTGATGAAAAAACAGGTGTTGAAAGAAGATACTATGATTCATTTTATCCTATCAATCCTACACAGGTTGATTTTATAGAAGATGCTTCAGGTAGATTGTTTGTAAAGTTTTGGTTTTGGGATGGTAAAACAACTACCATACCATATGATGATGTAATACATATCAGATACAACTATTCAATCAATGAATACATGGGTGGTAATGAATTAGGTCAACCTGATCATAAACCGTTACTTGGTACGCTTGAATTGAATGATACGCTGCTGAAAGGTATTGCTAAAGCAATGAATGCTTCTTATGCAGTAAACGGTATTGTGAAGTATAACACTATGCTTGATAACGGCAGTACAGAAGCAGCTATAAAAGAATTTGAAAAGAATTTACAAAATAGTTTCAGTGGTATTTTACCGCTTGATCTGAAAGCAGATTTTACTGCATTACCAAGAAATATACAGTTGGTTGATGAAGCTACATTGAAATTCATTGATGAAAAAATCTTGCGTAATTGGGGTGTACCGTTATCAATTCTTACTGGTGATTATACTAAAGAAGAATATGAAGCATTTTATCAGAAAACGCTTGAACCATTAGTTGCTGCAATGTCACAGGCGTTTACCAAAAAAGTATTCACCAGTAGGGAACGTGCATTTGGAAATGAAATTAAATTTTATCCTAAAGATTTAATTTTCATGACAACAACACAGAAACTTGAATTGGTAAACCTGTTAGCACCTACAGGTGCAATATTTGAAAATGAAAAGCGTACTATGTTTGGTTTAGTACCATTACCTGAACTTGAAAACAAGCGGTATATGTCATTGAATTGGGTTGATGCAGATATGGCTAATCAGTATCAAGCAGGTAAAGTTAATATTGATGTTGTGGATGAACAAAAAGAAGAGGTATAAGCATGGCAACAACATTTGAAGCACCTGAAAGCAGGAATGAAGCTATTCTTCAGAACATGCTTGGTGAAGATAATGATCTTCTTGCACCAGAAAGCAGAATTGAAGTATTACTTCTTGCGCTGCTTCAGAAACTTGGTGGAAGCGGTAATAAAGGTGAAGTACAGATTGATTATCAGATATTAAACAAACAGAATATATCAATTAAACATTCATCTGAATCACGTGCAAATTACAATGCTTATTTGATACTTACACAGATGGGTATTATTTATGTAAAAGTTGTATCAGGAACAGGAACAGCAGTTAATTTAGCAGGTTATACATACACAGTAACATGTACCGTATCAGATCAGACAGTAAATATTGATCTTGGTTATGAATGGAATGTTGGTGTGATCATTCCTATTCTTGGTGATTATGTTGAAAGTATTTCATTTAGTTAAGAGGTGATAACATGCCAAATAAAGAGTTAGAACAAAGATCATACAGCTTTGATATCAGAACAGCTTTAAATGATGATAATGTTGGTGTTATCACAGGTAGACCTATTGTATATAACAGCAAAACTGATCTTGGTTATTTTGATGAAGTAATTGAATCTGGTGCATTAGATGGTGCAGATTTGCGTGATGTACGCTTTCTTGTAAACCATGATATCAGTAAAATACCGCTTGCAAGATCACGTAACAATAATGGTAACAGTACCATGCATTTAACACCTGATCTTGAAGGTATGGCTATTAGAGTTAATCTTGATATTGAAAACAATACTGAAGCACGTAATTTATACAGTGCAATTGAACGTGGTGATATTTCTGGTATGTCATTCATGTTTAGCATTGATGATGAAGAATGGACTGAATTAGATTCAGATCATCCAACAAGACATATAAAACGTATTTCAAACGTGGTTGAAGTTTCAGCGGTAACATTTCCTGCTTATGAAGCTACAGAAATCAGCGTTAGAAATAAAGAAGCATTGGATAATGCAAAGTTAGCACTGGAAAGTGTGAAGCGGTCACAGAAGCAGTTATTGGATAATAACAGTGAAAGTGATATTGAACTTGCGAAAGCAAAATTTAACTTTATGGTAAATTTAGGAGGATGCAAAAATGCGTAAATCAATTCTTGAAAAGAGATTGCAGCGTCTTCAGGCAAAGCTTAACACGCTTACACAGCGTGCTAATGCTAGTAATGATGTAGCTGAAATCAGAAGCCTTACAGAACAGGTTGCAGATGTAAATGCAGAAATTGCTGAAACACAGGCTGAACTTGATGAAATTATTGCTGAAGAACAGCGTGCAGCAGCACCTGAAGCTGAAACACGTGCAGCAGTACCTGCAAATGCAACACTTGTTAATGGTAATGTAAACGGTACGTTTACACAGAATACAGCGGTACAGACACGTGAAAATGTTGATCCGTTTGGTACGCTTGAATACAGGCGTGCATTCATGCGCTATGCACAGACTGGTGAACCTATTCCTGCTAATCTGGTACAGCGTGATGGAATGCCTACAAATACTGATTCAATTGGTGCTACTATTCCTACAACTACACTTAATGAATTTATCAATGAAGTACGTGTTAGATATGGTCAGCTTTATAACAGAGTAAGACACCTGAACATTCAGGGTGCAGTTAAAGTACCTATTGCACGCCTTCAGGCTACATTTAAATGGATCAATGAAAGTACAGTTGCACCACGTGAAGATGGTGGTACAATCAATGAATTTGTTATGTTTGAATATAACATGGCAGAAATCAGAGTTTCACAGACGCTGCTTTCACAGATTGTTTCCCTTGATATCTTTGAACGTGAAATTGTCCGTATTATGGTAATTGCTTATCTTCAGGCAATGGATAACGGCATTATTAACGGTACTGGTAAAGGTCAGATGCTTGGTATTCTGAATGATCCACGTGTAATTGCAACAGGTAATGTAGTTGAAATGACTGCTGCAGAATTCAATAATTGGACTGCATGGAGAAAGAAATTTTTTGCAAAACTTCCGCTTGGATACCGTGCAGGTGAATTTATTTTCCCGCTTGCAACAGTTGATGAATATCTTGAAACAATGGCTGATGCAAACAACAATCCTATCTTCAGACAGGCTACAGGACTTGAAGTAAATGATGGTGATGCTACTGATCCTAACGGCAGATTCTTTGGTAGAAGAATTACACTGGTTGAACCTGATATTATCCCTGATTTTGATTCTGCATCTGCAGGTGATGTAGTTGGTATCTTCTGGCAGCCTGAAGAATATGCAATTAACACTAATTATCAGTTTGGTATGCGTAGATGGTTTGATGAAGAACGTAATGAATGGGTAAATAAGATGCTTACAGTTGTTGATGGTAAGGTACTTAATCCTATGGGTATTTATCTGATCAAGAAGAAAGCAAATTAAGGTGGTGTGATCATGGATACAACTATTGATGCACTTAAAGCACTTTATGTTGCACTTGGTGGTACTGCAGCTGATGTTGCAGATATCGTTATCATTCCTGATATGATCAATGCTATTACAGCACTTATTACAAGTGGTAAAACTGCTGAACTTCCTGCAGTTACTGCAACTAATAACGGTAAGGTACTGAAAGTTGTTAATGGTAAATGGGCTATTGGTGATGATGAAGCAGTTGTTAGTAATGGTTAAACTTAAAAAATTAGAGGTGAAAAATTATGATTAACGCAAATAGAATTGTTCCGATTACAACGGTTGATCTGATCAGTATGTATGGTTTGATCCTGATGCAGAATGCAAGCGCAAATGGATCACTTGCAAAAGTATCTTCTGGTACAGTTGAAGGTGATTTTGAAATCACAGCTGCTGCAACACCGCTTATTTGTGATGAACCTGTACAGACAATTGATATTGCAAGTGGTGTATCATCTGCAACAATTTATTTTGTACCTGCATACAGCTATGCAGGGTTCACAGTAAATGGTGCAGCTGCAACAATTGCTGATAATGATGTTGAAGTTGAACCTGATGGAAGATCACTTTATAAAGCGGTTCTTGGATCAGGAACAATTACAATTACTAAAGTTGGTTTCTGATTGAAAGGTGGTAGTGCAATGATAAATATTGCTAATGTAAAAAATGCACTTGGTATAACTGGTAATTATCAGGATAACACGCTTCAGGAATACATAAATGAAGTTACTGCTTTTCTGATTGATGCAGGTGTACCTGAAGCAAATATTACAGTTGGTATCATTGCACGTGGTGTTGCTGATTTATGGAATTATGGTGCAGGTGAAGGTAAACTTTCAAGCTATTTCATGATCCGTGCAACACAGTTAGCATTGAAAGCAGGTGGTTCAAATGGCTAGATCATTTAAACCATCTGCACCATTCAATGTACCAATGAAGTTATTAAAACCAACATCAGAACGTGTACAGGGTGCGGTTAAAAAGGCGTATACACCACCTAATGAAAGTGATCTGATATATGGATCATTCAGAACATTTGGTGGTGTAGAGAATGTACAGGATGGTATATACACGCTGATAAATACAGCTACTATTGATACTTGGTACAGACCTGATATAACTGCAGATTGCAGATTATATATTTGTAATAATGAACAAATATATGAAATTATTAGTGATCCTGAAAATATTGAAATGAGAAATCAATATTTACAATTCAAGGTACGTAAAGTAGGTGGTAAACCGTGAAAATGTCAATTACATTTGATGGTTTTGAAAAGCTTGCAGCAGAACTTGATAAACAGGGTAAAGAATTAAAACCTGCAGTTACAGAAGCTTTAGAAGAAACACAGAAGTATATTCAACAACAAGTTGAAAGTGCTTCTGAAGTGTATTCTTCAGGTGGTAGAAAAGGATATGCTGAAGGTAATTTAGTTAATGCTATTATCACTGATCCTAAAATTGAATGGGAAGGTAACACAGCTACAGTTGGTGTTGGTTTCTCACATAAGAAGGATAAAAAAGGCTTTATACATTCACTGTTTGTAATGTATGGTGTACCTGCACATGGAAAATTTAACAGAGGTTATCAGAAAGATGCTAAGGTATATAATGCTATACGTGGTATCAGAACAAAGAATCAAATAAAGAAGATACAAGAAGATGTGATGAAAAAGTATTTGGATTAAGGAAGGTTAAAACATGACTGATGTAAAGCAATTGTTAATTGATACATTATCACCGTTTGATTATCCTGTAATTTTACAGGGTTCACTTTCTGATGAAACTGTTTATCCTGATCATTTCTTTACATTCTTCAATAATGATTCTGCAGATGGTAACTTCTTTGATAATAATGAAACTATCACAGTGTGGGATTTTGACTTAAACATTTATTCAATTGATCCTACTATAGTAAATTCTGCATTAGTACAGGCTAAACCATTACTGAAAGCTGCAGGTTTTATTGTAGATGGTAAAGGTTATGATGTACTTTCAAACAATCCAACACATACTGGTAGAGCTATAAATGTTCAATATATTGAAAAAGTGAGGTAATTAAAAATGGCTGAATATGTTGATGAATTCCGTGGTACTGATGATCTGTATTATGCTGAAGTAACGGTTGATGATAATGAAGAAAATACAGCTTCTTCAGGACAGACACCTAATCATGGTTATGTAACTGGTACAGTTAAACGCCTTGCACCAGTTGCTGAAATCAGTAAGACAGTAGAAACAGCTTCTGATACAAAATACTATGATAATAAAGCTGCACTTACAATCAATGCAGAAGGTGCTGATACAATCACACTTAATATTCCTGCACTTGATCTTGTAACACTTGCAGATATTACTGGTAAAGATTATGATGCTACAACTGGTGCTTTCATGGATGGTGAAGCTAAACCTAAAATGTTTGCACTTGGTTACAGGCTTGGTTTAACAGATGGTACATACCGTTATGTATGGCGTTATAAAGGATCATTTGCAATTCCTGATGAAACATCACAGACAAAAAATGCAGGTACTGATTCAAATGGTCAGACACTTACATACACAGGTATCAGCACTATTCATAAGTTTGAAAATGCTGAAGATGCACAGGGTAATGCAACATCACAGAAAGCACTTGTTGTTGATGAACGTGATGGTTTAGCTGATCTTAGTACGTTCTTTAATACAGTTACAACATGTGATACTCTTCAGGCAAAAAACGGATAACACCAATTGTTGGTGAAGCCATTGTTGGTTTAGCTACAATTGGTGGAAGTAATTCTGAAGAGGGGTATTATTTCTATGTCATATAACAAACAAACATGGAATAACGGTGATGTAATTACTGAAGGTAAATTAAATCATATTGAAACAGGTATTGATGAAGCACATGATTTAATTGAAAATATTGAAACTGATGTTTTGGACAATGATATAAAGCAAGCATTATTAAATTGTTTTGCACATGTTGCATGGACAGATGAACATGGACAAGATTATTATGATGCACTTGAAGATGCTTTATATCCACCTGTTCAGGTATATTCAATCAATGCAGTATATACACAAAGTGGTGCAGTATATACAACTGATACACTTGAATCACTTAAATCTGATCTTGTTGTAACAGCTTTATATGATGATGCTACTACTGAAGTAATTACAAATTATACATTAAGCGGTACATTAACTGGAGGTGTTAGTACCATCACCGTTTCTTATGGTGGTAAAACAGATACTTTTGAAGTAACTGTTACTGAAATCATATTAAATTATATTGATGCGGTATTTACACAAGGTAGTGCAGTTATTTATGATACTGATTCATTAGATGATCTGAAGCAATATTTAGTTGTTACTGCATATTATTCTGATAGTACATCAGCAGTTGTAAATGATTACACTTTAAGTGGTACGTTAACTGAAGGTACAAGTACAATTACAGTTACATATAATGGTTTAATTGATACCTTTGATGTTACTGTTACTGAAAAGACGTTGAACTATATACATAGTTGGGACTTCACGCAATCGCTTGAAGATATGGTGGGAGATTCAGATGCAGTATTGAAGAACGCAACAAGAGATTCAAGCGGATTACATTTATCAGCTGCAACTGCATGTTGTTTTCTTGGTTCTGATGTTTATCCTGTAGGTAGTTGCGTTGAAGTTGATTTTGCTTCAACATCAGCTAATCTTGGTACTAATCATGGTAGATTGATGATGATAAATGATATAGCACAGCCCACTATTGATAGTCCTGCGGTAGGTAATGGATTTATTTATCGTAATACTGGCAAATGGTCATTCTATAGGGGTGGTTGGACACCTGATTCATTAGAAACTGATCCTGATGTATTTAGCGGTAAAACGTTGAAGATGAAATATTATCAATCTTCAGTAGATAATAAGTATTATACGGATGTGTATGCTGATGATACTTTAGTTGCTAGTAATGGTGGTGGTAATAGTAAATGGAATAAATACTGTAATCCGTTATATATTGGTTCAACTGGTAATTCATTTAATGAAGCAGTTATTACAGCAGTTAGAATTTATATGATAGAGGAATGATAGAATGGCAAGTATTTATGATTATCAAGGTAATCCCATTATCATTGATGGTTCATCTGCTATTGATTATGACAAAATAGTAAAAGGTGTAGCACACAGGGGTTTTTCAAGTGTTGCACCTGAAAATACTATTCCTGCATTTAAATTAGCAAAACAAAACGGTTTCAATTATGTTGAAACTGATATCAGATTTACATCTGATAATATCCCTGTATGCATTCATGATGGTTCAATAGATCGTACTAGTAATGGAACTGGTAATGTTGGATCAATGACACTTGAAACAATTAAAACATATGATTTTGGATCATGGAAATCATCAGATTATGCAGGTGTTAAAATTCCTACATTTGAAGAATTTATGACTTTATGCCGTGCTATTGAATTACATCCATATATTGAATTAAAAACAGGAACACAAGCGCAAATTGAAAATCTTGTTGATATTGTTAAATCATATGGAATGCATAATAAAGTAACTTGGATATCATTTACTGATACATATTTAACATATGTAAAAAATTATGATTCAAAAGCACGTATTGGATATCTTGTAAATAGTGTAGGTTCTACAGATATAACAACTGCTGAAGGATTAAAAACAGAAGATAATGAAGTATTTATTGATTCTGGTACATATTCTGGTAGTGGATTATCATCACAAGTTCAATTATGTATTGATGCTGATATGATGCTTGAAGTATGGACAATTGATTATTCAAACACTATTAGAGGTTTAAATCCATATATTACAGGTGTAACAAGTAATAGTTTAATTGCAGGTAAAGTTTTATATGATGCAAATATAACTTAAAAAAAGATAGGAGATCACAAATGAAGTTAAACATTTACAAGAATCAGAAAGATATCGAAAAGACATATACAATTGATGCATATGATCTTATGTATGGTACAGTTGAAGATATTTTTGAAGTAATGGATGGATTAGATGAAAAATCATCTGATAGTGATATTGTTAAAGTCATTCAGAAAAATAGAACAAAGTTAACTGCACTGATCAAAGATATTTTCCCTGAAATTACTGATGATGAACTGAAGCGTATTAAGCTTAAAGAACTTGTACCATTCTTTATTGATCTGTTTGTTTATGTTATTGATTCATTTGGTGATCAAAAAAACTAATGAACGGTGGTGGTGAAAATGACACCACCACCGTTTCTTTATATGAAGTATTTTTTGAACTTGAAGATAATCTTTGTACACGTTATACAAGCCTGAATCCGTTTATTGTAAGGCGTGAAAAGGTTGGTGAAGTATTTCTATTAGTGAAACGATTAAACGCCTTAAATCAGCGTAAAAACGGCATTAAACGTGATGATAAAGTTTACATAGATAGAAACGGTAACAAACATATCAGAAGAAAAGCAACTAATGATAATTGGTATTGATTGTGAGGTGATAAAACTATGGCTGAATTAGAAAGCACAATGCAATGGAAAGTTGATATAACTAGTTTTACTGCTGCAATGCAAGAAGCTAAAAAAGCACTTTCAAACACCAATAGTGAATTCAAATTAACTACTTCAACTATGGACAAATGGTCAAATAATACAGCAGGTGTTGAAGCTAAACTAAAGCAGTTAAGCGGACAGTTAGAAGCAAACAAGCGTATTCTTGACATTTATAATAGTGCATGGGAACAGGCAAAAAAAGAATTTGGTGAAACATCACCTGAAGCTGAAAGACTTGGTAAAAAGGTTGAAGAACAGCAGATAAAAGTTAATAAAGCACAGGTACAGATTAACAAGTATTCTGATCAGTTGAATAAAATGCAAGCTGAACAGAAAGAAAGTGAAACTGCTACTGAAAAACTGAATAAGCAGATTGATGAACAGCAACAGAAAGTTGATGAATTAAAAGCTGCTTACAAAAATTCATTAGTTGGTGATAATCCTGAAGAAACAAAGAAACTTGCAAAAGAATTAAAATCTGCTTCTGAAGAATTAGCTTCAATGAAGAAACAGATGAAAGATGCAGATAAAGCTGCAGATGATCTTGATGCAAGTTTAGATGAAACAGATGATTCTGCTAGAAGTGCTTCAGAAGGTTTTACAGTTTTTAAAGGTGCTTTAGCAAATCTTGTTTCACAGGGTATTTCTAAAGTAATTGAAGGTGTTAAAGAACTTGCAAGGCAGACATTTGAAGCAGGTTCAAATTTTGAATCTTCAATGTCAAATGTTGCAGCTATTTCAGGTGCTACTGCACATGAAATGGATCAGTTAGCAAGTAAAGCTGAAGAAATGGGTGCTAAAACAAAATTCAGTGCTTCTGAAGCTGCTGATGCTTTTGGTTATATGGCTATGGCAGGTTGGAAAACTGAAGATATGCTTTCAGGTATTGAAGGTATTATGAATCTTGCAGCAGCATCTGGTTCTGATCTTGCAACTACTTCAGATATTGTAACTGATGCACTTACTGCTATGGGTTATGGTGCAGCAGATGCAGGTAAATTAGCTGATGTAATGGCTGCAGCATCTTCAAATGCAAATACCAATGTTGAAATGATGGGTGCAACATTTCAATATGCTGCACCGCTTGTTGGTGCTTTAGGGTATTCAATGGAAGATACAGCAGTAGCAATTGGTTTAATGGCTAATGCAGGTATCAAAGGTGAAAAAGCAGGTACTGCACTTAGAAGTATATTTACAAGACTTTCAGCACCACCTAAAGAATGTGCTGAAGCTATGGAACAGTTAGGTATATCAATTACAAATACTGATGGTACTATGAAACCATTCAGTGAAGTAATTGGTTCTTTACGTAAAGGTTTTGATGGTTTATCTGAAGCTGAACAAACACAGATTGCAAAAAATTTAGCAGGACAAGAAGCCATGTCAGGACTGCTTGCAATTGTTAATGCAGCACCTGAAGATTTTAATAAATTAACACTTGCAGTTGATAATTCAACTGGTGCAGCTGAAAAAATGGCTAACACCATGAATGATAATGTAGGTGGACAGATCACGCTGCTTAAATCAAAAATTGAAGGTATCATGATCAAGACATTTGAAAAAATGTCAGGATCAATTAGAAAAGCAATTAACACTACATCTGAAACACTTGATAATGTTGATTGGGATGCTTTCGCTGAAGGTGCAGGTAATGTTGCTGAAAAGATTGCTGAATTCTTCAGTTTCATTATGAAAAACGGTGATACCATTGTTGATACATTAAAGGTAATTGCAACTGCATTTGTTACATATAAAGCAGTTAGTACCATTTCAAGTGTTACAACTGCATTTACAGGTATGTTTGATGCAGTTAAAAATGGTTCATCCATTATGGGTGAATTAACTAAAGTGATTGGTGCTAATCCATATGCATTACTTGCAGCAGGTGTAGTTGCAGCAGGTTCAGCTATTGCAGTTTATGCACAGAAAGCACGTGATGCACGCCTTGCACAGTATGAATTGAATGATGAACAGCAAGCAGCGATTGATAAAATAACTGATTATGTTGATACATATAACACATTAAAAGAAGCACGTGATGAAGTACTTTCAGATATAAACACTGAATATGGATATATTGAAAGCTTGAAGGATCAGTACAATGATCTGATTGATTCTAATGGTAAAGTTAAAGAAGGTTATGAAGATCGTGCTGAATACATTAAAACAAGATTAGCTGAAGCACTTGGTATTGAACTGGATGCAGTAAATGAACTGGTAAGTGAAAACGGTAAATTGTCTGATTCAATTGATGATCTGATCAATAAAAAGAAAGCTGAAGCGGTGTTAATGGCTAATGAAGAAATGTACAATGAAGCCATTAAAAACCGTGCTACTGCTTTTGATGATCTTGTTAATGCACAAAAAGCAGTTACTGAAGCTGAAGAAAAATTAACTGAATCACAAGAAGCTGCTAATAAAGTATGGGAAACATACAATGAATTGATGAAAACATCACCTATTGAAGCTGAAAGATATTTATCAACACAAGGTGATGTAATTACAGCTAATAATATTGCTAAAACTTCATTTGAAGAAGCAAATAAAAAACTTGGTGAAGCTGAAAAAGCATGGCAAGATTACAACACTGTTATTCAGAATTATGAAGGTTTAGGTTCTGCAATTGTTAGTGGTGATGTAAATAAAATCAATGATGCTTTATTAGCATTACAGAATGGTTTTATCACAGCTGAAAACAGTAACCGTGAATCACTTGAAGAACAGGTTAAAAACTATGAAAAGAATCTTTCAGATTTGCAGCACGCAATTCAGACTGGTACACCGTATGTAACACAAGATATGGTTGATCAAGCACAATCAATGGTTGATGCTGCAAAAGCTGAACTTGATAAACTTGCACCGCAAGCAGCAGAAAGTGCAAAAACAGGTGCAAATGAATTTAATGATAATATCAAGGCTAAAAAAGGTGAAGCACAAACAGCAGGTAAAGAACTTGCAGAAAGTGCTGATTCAGGTGCTAAAACTGGTGCTAAAGGAATGATCAACACTGGTGGTGATACTGGTGATTCTTATAATGAAGGTGTTGAATCAAAAAAAGGTGGTGCAAAAAAATCAGGTGAAACATTAGCTGATAATGCAGTTGAAGGTTCTTCATCTGAAAACGGTGAAAATGGTGGTGCAAAAACATCAGGTTCAAATTTTGGTGAAGGTTTCTTTAATGGTATTGGATCATGGTTAAAGAAAGTTTGGAATAAAGGTTGGGAACTTGCAAAATCTGCACTTGGTGGATTGAAGAAAGGACAAGAAGAAGGATCACCTTCAAAATTAACTAAACAATCTGGTGTTTATTTTGGTGAAGGTTATCAACTTGGTATTGAAAGCACTACTAAAGATGTAACAAAAGCTGCTGCAGATTTAGGTAAACAATCAACTGATGCACTACTTGAAAGTATTGGTAAACAGAAAGATGAAGCTGAAAAGAAATTAAACGGTTTAAAAGATACATTTGCTAATCTGAAAAAAGTTTATAGTGATGCTGTAAAGAATCGTTCAGATGAATTGAAAAAATCATTCAATCTGTTTGATGATGTTAAGTTAGATGAATCAAAAACATCTGAAGAACTTACTGCAAATTTAAAACATCAGGTTAAAGCACTTAATGAATATAATGCTACAATGGCTGATCTTGAAAAAAGAATCAATAATAAAGCATTGATTGAAACATTAAGATCACAGGGTGTTTCATCACTTGATACGCTGAAAGCACTTGATAGTATGACTGATGAAGAATTAAAGCAGTATGTGAAGTTGTTTAATAAGCGTAATAAGTTAGCAAAAGAACGTGCTTTAATTGAAAATGAAGAGCTTAAAAAAAGCACTGAAAAGCAGATTGAAAAAATGCAGAATGATGCAGAAAATCAGGTTAAAAAGCTTGATGAATCATATGCTAAACGGCTTCAAAAATTAAGTAAATCTGTTTCTAAAGAAAGTGAAAAAGTAGGTACTTCAATTACAGATGGAATTGCTAAAGGTATTAAATCTGGTACAGCATCAGTTACCAGTGCATTAACTAAATCTGCATCTGGAATGGTTAAAACTGTACAGAAAGCACTAAAAGTAAATTCACCTTCAAAAGTATTTGCTGATAAGGTTGGTAAATGGTTACCATTAGGAATTGCACAGGGTTTTGAAAATGCAATGCCTGAAACAGAAAGAAGTATGCGTGATTCAGTTATGGGTGCTGTAAATACATTGAAAACTGATCTTTCAGGTGCTAATTTACAATTAGCTAATGCAGTATCAGGTAATGCATCAGTAACTGGTGTAGGTGGTGTAGTTGGTAATACACAGCAGGTGGTGAACTTTTATCAAACAAACAATTCACCAAAAGCACTTGATAGATTGACCGTATACAGAGAAACAAACAGTTTACTTTTTAACGCTAAAGTGAGGTTAAGCAATGTTTAGTTTAGTATTAGAAAACAAAAACGGTGATCAGCTTACTTTTTCACAGAATTCACCATATACAATCAGTGATATTCAGGGTTTGAATCCACCTGATGCAACTATCAATACTTCTGAAGTATCACTGATTGATGGTGCTAAATATAACAGTGCTAAAGTAAATATGCGACAACTGATGATTGCATTTGCAATTGAAACTAGTGCTGCATATAACCGTGTACAGATGTACAAGGTACTGAAAACTAAAGAATGGGTAAAGATGTATTACAGCGGTGATTACAGGAATGTATACATCACAGGATACATACAAAGTATTGATATTTCTTACTTTGAAAAGAAGCAGATAGTAACAGTTGATATATTATGTCCTCAACCATATTTCAAAAATGCTGAAGATATGATTGAAAGCTTATCAAATATTATTGGATCGTTTCATTTTCCGTTTATGTCAACTGCTGAACCTGAATTGATCATGGGTTATCTTGATCCGTTAGCAACTATAACTATTGATAATGAAGGTGATGTTGAAACTGGCTTAATCTTTACACTGATTGCAAATGCTTCTGTTACTAATCCAAAAATATTTGATTATGTAACGCAAGAATTCATTGGTTTGAATTTTACAATGCTAACTAATGATGAAATTACTATTGATACAACAAAAGGTAATAAATCAATCACATTGTTACGTGGTGGTGTTGAAACAAATATATTCAATTCACTGATGAAAAATTCAACATGGCTTCAATTACCTGCAGCAGGTGGTGTTTACAGTTATGAAGTTGGTACAGGATCAGCTGCAAATTTAAGTATATTGATATCATACAGTGCATTATATGAAGGTGTGTAATTATGCGTGAAATAGTACCAATTGTAATGAATACATCATTACAGCGGTTAGCAGCTATTGATTATTATTCTTCTTTGATATGGACTGCACGTTATTATGATGTTGGTGATTTTGAAATATGTGTACCTGTAAATGCTGAAAACATTGGATTATTTAAGTATGGTAATTATATCTTACGTGAAGATGATGATCATGTTGGTATCATTGAAAAGATACAGATACAAAAAAATGCAGATAGTGATGAACTGCTGATTGTTAGTGGTAGATTCTTATCAAGCATCATTGGTAGAAGGATTATATCAAGACAAATAATAATTAGCGGTACAATACCTGCATGTATAAATGGATTGCTGCAGAATGAAATATTGAATCCTCAAAATTCAGCACGTAAAGTTTCTAATATGGTGTTTCAAAATGATACTTCAGTAACTTCAACAATGAAAGCACAATACACTGGTAAGAACCTGTTAACCACTATTGAAGAAATCTGTTTAACATATGGTATTGGATTCAAAACCATTTTAGATGATAATGATCAATTTGTATTCACGCTGTATGAAGGTGTTGATAGATCGTATGCACAAAATGTTAATCCTTATGTAGTATTCAGTAATCAGTATGATAATCTGGTTTCAAGTGAATATGAAGAAAACTATGAAGAAATGGTTACAGATGTACTTGTTGCAGGTGAAGGTGAAGGATCAGCACGTAAAATGTTATGGGTAACCAACAATAATGAACGTGGTTTGAATCGTTATGAATATTTTGCTGATAGGCGTGATTTACAATCAAATGATGGTGAAGTATCAACTGCTGATTATAATGCACAATTAACAGAAGCAGGTGAAGAATGTTTAACAAAGTACACTGCAGCATTTACAGGTACGGTTTATTTCAATAACATTGAATATAGAACTGATGTAAATGTTGGTGATATCTGTACTATTGAAAATTCAAAATGGGGTTTACATATTAACAGTAGGCTTGTAGAAGTTATTGAAAGCGTAAATGAAGCAGGTGAATATTCAATACTTCCTACATTTGGAATATAATAAAAAAGGTAGGTGAAAAATTATGGCTATTCAATCATATTTCTTCAATGCAGTAAAAGATGGTGATACATATGATAGGATTTATAACGCTGAAGATGTTACATCATATCTTGATCTGTTAGTTAGTAATGGTGTTTTTCCTAATCCTTCAACCAATTTACAAGTACGTGCTTCAACTGGTATGAATGTAATTGTTGGTGCAGGTTCAGGATGGATCAATGGACATAAAATGATCAATACTGCTGATATGTCTGTAAGCATTGCAGCAAGTGATGTACAGTTAAACCGTATTGATGCAGTTATTTTCTATGTTGATCTTTCAACTAGATCAATGGGTATTGAAGTTAAGACTGGTACACCTGCAGCAACACCTGCAGCACCTGCACTTGTAAGGACTAATCAGCGGTATGAATTGTGTTTAGCACAGATATCAGTAAATAAACAGATAACAGCAATTAAAGCTTCAATGATCACTGATACTAGATCAAATACAAGTTTATGTGGTTGGGTAACAGGTTTGATCAGAGAAATTGACAGTACAACATTATTTGATCAATGGCAAGATGATTTTGATACGTGGTTTGAAGATGTGAAAGATACACTTTCAACTGCTACACTGTTACGTAAATTTGAAGGTAATTACACTACTGTAACTGCTAATGAAAGTGAATTTAATGTACAAACATATGTACCGCAATATGCTTATGCACTTGATATTCTTGAAGTACGTATTAACGGTTTAACGCTGAATAGCAATGAATACAGCAGAAACGGTAATATGGTTACACTGGTAACACCAATTGCTGAAACTGGTGTACCTGTATCATTTGCGGTTTATAAGTCAGTAGATGGATCAGATGCAGAAACGGTGATTGATGAAGTTGCTGAACTGCAGACAGTGGTAAATACGCTTGAAACAGGTATGTACATTGCTACAGGTTCAAATGATAATCAGAAGCTTTCACAGGTGGTTAAAACATTCTTAAACGGTGATAATGATTACAAGCAGCTTGAAATAGATGTGTATGGTGATCTTGCATGTACTGTACCTGCAACTGATCTTACTGAAGCAAATATTGCATACTGGTTTGATTTTGCAGTTACAAACAGTACCAGAAGGGTTAAATTAAATTTTGCACATTGTTCACGGATCGTGATTGATGCAAATGATAGTGATGAAGCTACTGATGTACTGATCAATGCTGATGTAATTGAAATTGCTAATCTTCAGGCGGTATTAAATAATGTTGCTGCAGGTCAAATGATCGTAGGTAATGCTACTTGTACTGATTGTGCTTTCTGGATGAATGGTTTATCAGGTCAGACAGGAACAATTACAGGTGCTGAACAAGGTACATTCACTAATTGCAGAATGTCTATTACAGCTGCAAATGGTGCTGCATATGGCTTTAGTGGTAACGGTAATGTACTGCAGTTAAACAATTGTGAAGTGATCGTATATAATGCATCAGGTGCTTCAACTGAATCAGTAGCAGTACATGCAAAAGCAAATGAAACAGAAAATGTATTGATCATGAATGGTTGCAGTTGTCCTATTAAAGCACGTAACGGATATAAACAAAGTAATGTTGTGAAGATCAACAGCGGTTTCTATTCCTTAATTGGTAACATGTTAGGTATGGCTGCTGCTAAATATAGCACTGGTGATGGTAAGACTGAAACAGGTACTATGATAGTTAGTAAATAAGTGATCCTAAAAAAGGATCACTTTTTTATTTATTTTCAGTATCAGTATTGACTTATATGTAAAATAGGTATATACTTATATTGTAAGTTAAATAAAGGAGATCAGAAACATGACATTAACAAAAGGCAGCATTATTAAGAAGGTAACAACAAACAGCAGTGATTTATTAAGAAACACCGTTGCAAACAGTGAATTAACTTATGAGGTAACAAGAGTGAATAAAACATCATACACGCTGAAGTGCATTGATGGATACATGAAAGGATCAGGATGCAAGCTTGTTAAAAACTTCAATGTAAAAAGTGTTGATGTATACGGTACAGCAACTGAATGGATTCAGTTATAAAAAGAAGGGAGATCAGAAAGATGAAGAAATTTGAAATCAACAAAACTTATGAATGCAGAAGCATATGTGATCATAATTGTGTATGGAGATACACAGTAACAGCTAGAACAGCTGCAACAATTACAGTTGTTGATGATCATAATGAAGTTAAAAAATTCAGGATCATAAAAAGTATTAGTGAATATAGAAATGCTGAAAGCGTGTATCCGCTTGGTAAATATTCAATGTGTCCGATATTATCAGCTTAAACCAGCTTAAACCAGCTTAAACCATCTGAAAAGATGGTTTTTTCTTTTATAAAAATTTATCAGAAAATTGTTAATTTAGGTATTGCAATTATCAGTATATACTGATATAATATAGACAGTTAAAGAAAGAGGTAAAGGACATGACAAAAGCAGAAATGATCGTAACTTACTTAAACTGGATGAGCAAAGCAGGATTCGGAAAGTATTCAATTGAATCAACCGAAAGACAGTTAAAGAGATACACAAAAGCTACTATCAAAATGATGATTGAAAGAGACGTTAAATAAAGGAGACAAGGACATGACAAAGAAAGAAATGGCAAAAGCAGTAGCAGAAAACATGAAGAAGATCAGAACAGATATAGATGTTGAAAGAATGACAAAGGTTCTTATGAAAGGTATGTCAACACATGAATTAAAAGTTATCTTAATTAGAAAGGAAGGATAAAGAAATGTTAAAAGATTTGTTTGAATATGAAGTATTGGTTGATGCTGAAGGTAGATGTGAAAATTATACAATACATGGTTATGTTGCAGCGGATTATCATTACATAGCAGAAAATTATATCACCAAAAAATTTAAAGAAGTTGGTAATGATTTTAGAAAATGTAAAAATTTAGATTGAAATATTGACTTATGCAAAAACAAGTTTTACCATTAGAACTGTAATTGATGCATATTCAAAAATCATTTACGGAAATTTTACAACTATAGAAAGGAATGAAAGAATGATTAGCGAAAAGAAAAAGAAAAAACGGTATCCTAATCTTGAAGCTGAAATGGCAAGAAGAAGAATCTTAAAAGGTGATATTGCTGAACTGCTTCATAGAACTAATGGTGCTATTACAACACGTATGGATGGTACATCTGAATGGTTGGTTTGGGAAGTTAAAATGATCAAAGAGTATTTACAAACAGATATGAGTATTGAAGAACTGTTTGAATCAGAATATGTTGATGATTAAACATGTACTGAAAGATGGAACAGAAGTTGATGATATCACAGGCTATATGATCAGGATTGGTGATCATGAAGCATTGTATAAATTGATTGATTCAATAAGTAAGAAGGGTAATGTATATGAAGCTTTACCAACATCAGATTGATGGTTTAGAGAAAACAAAAGATTTAAATCATGTTGCGTATTATTGGGATATGGGTTTAGGTAAAACTTTTGTTGGATCAGAAAAGATGATGCAGCTGAATGAAAAAATCAATTTGATTGTATGTCAAAAATCAAAAATAGATGATTGGCATGATCACATGTTTAAGTATTATGATCTGGTTGTACTTGATCTTACAAAAAAGCATGATCTGGATATATTCATTGAACGTGCTTATGCAGGTTTACAAACAGTTGGTATCATTAACTATGATTTAGTATTCAGGCGTTTAGAATTGCTTAAATTAGAAGGGTTTACGCTGCTTCTGGATGAATCATCATTGATTCAAAATGAAACTGCTAAACGGTCCAAATACGTGCTTAAATTGCATCCTGCAAATGTGATCTTGTTATCTGGTACACCTACTGGTGGTAAGTATGAAAAACTATGGTCACAGATGCACCTGTTAGGATGGAACATTTCAAAAAAGATGTATTGGAATCAGTTTATAAATGTTGAATATCTTGATACACTTGAAAGAAGTATACCAATTGTAACAGGTTATAAAAATGTTGATAGGCTGAAGCGTAAGATGAATGAATATGGTTGTCAATTCCTGAAATCTGATGAAGTGTTTGATTTACCTGATCAGATATTTCAGAAAATCAGGATACCAACAACTAAAGATTACAGAAAATTCAGAAAAGATAAGATTGTAGTAATTGGAGATAAAGAATTAGTTGGTGATACATCTTTAAAAAGAATGCTATATGAACGTATGCTATGCGGTATGTACAATGCAGCAAAGTTAAAAGCATTTAAAGATTTAGTTGAAAGCACTGATGATAGGTTGATTGTTTTCTACAACTTCAATGAAGAGTTACGGCAATTAGAAACAGTCTGTATTGAAGCACGTAAAACACATAGTGTGGTAAATGGATCAGTTAAAGATTTAGGTGCATATGAACGTAATGATGATAGTGTAACGTTCATTCAATATCAAGCAGGTGCAATGGGTTTAAACTTGCAGAAAGCAAACAAGATCATTTACTTCACATTACCTTTATCATCTGAACTGTATGAACAATCAAAGAAGCGTATTCACAGAATAGGACAAGAAAACAGATGCTTTTATTACCAGTTGATCTGTAAAGGATCAATTGAAGAAAAGATTTTGAAAACTTTAGAAATGCGTAAAGATTACACTGAAAAGCTTTTTGAAAAGGATGATTGAAATTGTCACAACTTGAAATATGGTCACTGATTGCACAAACAGCACTGAATTATATATTTGTATCCGTGATAACTTCAAATAATCAGAAGCAAACAATTCTGGATATGAAAACAGATTTGCGGACAACAAAAGAAGATATCATGGCTGAACTGAAGGATTCAAGAAAAAACATTATTGAAATGCTTGAACTGATCGAAAAGCAAGGGAAGGAAAAACAATGATTAAAAGAAAACGGTACTATGATGGGTATGGTAATGAATTTGCCATTGATGAAGAATCTTCTGGTGTATTAAAAGTATCCATTACCAAGACAGAAAAGAAGTTTGTAAAGAATGAAATTCAGATACCACTGAAGAACCTGCTTGAAATGATATCTGATGCTGCACCTGTACATGGTAAGCATGTTAAAGTACCTGATCTTTCAGGATATGAAACAAGATGAAGGAAAAGCAGTTTGAAAACAAAGTAAAACAGTATCTTGATGATGTTGGTATCTGGTATTTAAAAACATGGTCAAACGGTGTACAGCGTGAAGGCATACCTGATTTACTGGTTTGTTGCAATGGTTATTTTATGGGTATTGAATTGAAAGCTGCTGCAGGTAAACCATCTGCTTTACAGAAATGGAACATTGAAAAAATACGTGCTTCAAACGGTATAGCACTGGTATTGTATCCTGATCAGTTTGATGCATTTAAACGTATGATTGAATTGATCATGTCAGGTAATCCTAATTCACCAAAATTACAATATGTGTTTGATAGAAAGGATGAAAAATGAATGATGTACTAAAAGAAGTGATTAACAAAAACGGTAAAGTGTATCAAATGATCATTGCAATGGAAGAAATGAGTGAACTAACAAAAGAACTTTCAAAGTGTATCAGGGGTGCAAATAACCGTGATCAGATCATTGAAGAAGTTGCTGATGTTTACATTATGCTGATGCAGATTGAAATGATTCATAACATCAGTAAAACTGAACTGTTTAACATGATGAACAGTAAACTTGATAGGTTAAAGGAAAGGATGGATCATGAACCTGTATGAATTAACTGCAGTATACAAAAGGCTGCAGGATCAGTTAGAAAACGGTGATGATGTTGAAGGTATCATTGCTGTAATTGGTGATGAACTTGAAGCTAAAGCAGATGGTTATGCACGTGTGATCAGAAACATGGAATCACAAATTAAAGCATTCAAAGATGAAGAAAAGCGTATTGCAGAAAACCGTAAAAAGCTTGAAACAGGTGTTGAACGGCTGAAAAACAATCTGTTTGAATCCATGAAAGCAACTGGTAAAGAGAAATTCAAAACAGAATTATTCAGCTTTAGCATTCAGAAAAACGGTGGTGCATTACCTGTAATTGTTGATGTAGCAACTGATGATTTACCAGATGATCTGGTACAGATCACAGAAAAGCCTGATTTGAAAGCTATTGCAAAATACATTGAAGATACAGGTGATCTTACATATGCACATTTTGGTGAACGTGGTGAAAGTTTAAGAATCAAATAGGAAAGGGGAAAATTAACATGGCTTATAAGGTATTAGTATTAGGTGATTCAGGTACAGGTAAATCTGCTTCTTTACGCAACTTTAAACCTGAAGAAATTCTTGTGATCAATGCAGCAGGTAAACCGCTTCCGTTTAAGAATCATCTTGAATGTGTTACACCTTCTTTTGAAAAGCTTACTAAAGATGTACTGAATGCAATGGATAAGACAGAAAAGAAGGTAATAGTTATTGATGATGCACAGTATATCATGAGTTTTCAGTACATGCGTAGAATCAAAGAAAACGGATGGGATAAATGGAATGATATTCAGGGTGACTTTTTCAACATCATTAAAGCTTGTGATTATATGCCTAATGATGTGGTTGTATACTTCTTATCACATATTCAGCGTGATGATGAAGGACATGAAAAAATTAAAACAATGGGTAAGATGCTTGATGAAAAGATCACCATTGAAGGACTGTTTACAACTGTATTAAAAACAGCTGTAAAAGATGGACAGTATTTCTTTTTAACACAGAACAGCGGTATGGATACAGTGAAATCACCAATTGGTATGTTTCCAACATATGCAATTGATAATGATCTTAAATATGTTGATGAAAAGATCAGAAACTATTATGAAATTGGAGATTACAAAGATGATTCAGAAATTGAAAAGCTTGATCAGAAAGCGGAAAAAGCAGAGATTGAAAAACCTGATTCTGATGGAAAGCGTAGAAGGAAAAGATCAAGTAATTCTATCAAAGAACCTGAACAGAAAGCAAGTGATACTGCTGAAAGAACTGATACAGGAAATGAAGCAGAACAGCCTGTAGAACAGCCTAAAAAGCGTACTAGAAAGGCAAGAACAGCACCAATTGATGAAATACCTGCTGAAGCTGAAAACACGCTTAAAACGGCTGAAAACACGGTTTCTGATGATGCTAATTTTGAATCATTAACACAGAATGCTTCAGAAGAAACTGCAGCTGCAGTAGAAGCACCAAAAAAGCGTAGAAGAAGAAAAAGAGATACTGCACCTGCTGAACCTGCACCAGTAGATACAATTGATATTACTGATGATGAATTGCCTTTTTAACAGAAAGTGAGGAAATAAAAAATGGCTATTGATTTTGATAAATGGACTGCTGATTTTGGTGGTGAAGATGCTGTAAAAGCATTGAAAGATGCTGAAGAAAATGCAGATTATCCTGAACTTCCTGAAGATACATACATTTGCAAGCTTGAAAAACTTGAACTTGGTGAAGCAAAAAGATCAAAGAAACCAATGGTAAAAGCAATGTTTAGAATTGCAGAAGGTGAATACAAGAAACACTGTCTTTTCTATAGTGGTGTAATGGTTGCTAATGATCCTTCAAAGAACGGTTTCATGATTCATAAGGTGCTTGAATTCTTACGATCACTTCAGATTCTTGATGATGCAGATGTAGATTTTGATGGTAACTATGCACACTTCAATGATCTGTTACTTGATATGGCTGAAGCAGCTGATGCAGATGGTTTGAAATTTGAAGTGTTTACTGAAAAAGAAGGTGATTTTAACAGAATTACCGTAACAGATGTATTTGAATAAATAGTTGAAGTTAATAAGGCGGTTGAAATATACCGCCTTAAAAAGAAAGGTGATCTGCATATGTTACTATTTTATGATTTTGAAGTATTCAAATATGATTGGTTAGTATGTGCATGTAATCCGATTGAACAGAAATGGTACGTGATTAAAAATACACCTGAAGGATTAAAAGAGTTTTACGAAAAGAACAAAAAAACAATATGGGTAGGTTATAATTCACGTGCTTATGATCAGTACATTCTGAAAGGTATTCTGCTTGGTTTTGATCCTTATGAAATCAATAATTGGATCATCCGTATGGATCGTAAAGGATGGGAATATTCAAGTGAATTCAATAAAATACCGCTGTATAACTATGACTGTTTACAGAACTATGGATTGAAAACACTTGAAGGTTTCATGGGTAATGATATGCGTGAATCATCAGTTGATTTTATGATTGATAGAAAATTAACTGATGAAGAAATGTTAGAAACCATAAAATATTGTAAACATGATGTTGAACAAACAATGGAAGTGTTTATTAGAAATAAATCAGATTTTGATGCACATTTATCAATGATCAATACATTTAATTTACCAATGAAGAATATTAGCAAAACAAAAGCACAACTATCTGCACTTGCATTAGGTGCTGAAAGAAAAGATTGGTTTGATGAATGGAATTATTCAATTGTTGATACACTGCAGATCAAGAAGTATGATCACATTGTTACATGGTTTAAAGATCAAAGATTGATTAAAGATTATGATGCAAGTTTAAGTGCTGAAGTATGTGGTGTACCTCATGTATTTGGTTGGGGTGGTTCACATGGTGCACCTGATGCACCTGTACACAGAAAAGGTTTACTGCTGCATGTAGATGTTACTTCATTCTATCCAAGTATCATGATCAAGTATGATATGCTTTCAAGAAACGTGCAGAACAAAGAAGTATATAAACAGATATATGATACACGTGTAGCACTGAAGAAAGCAGGAAAGAAGAAAGAACAAGCACCTTATAAGATCATTCTGAATGCTACATTTGGTATCAGTAAAGATAAGCACAATGCAATGTATGATCCAAGAAAAGCTAATGAAGTATGTGTTAACGGTCAATTGCTTTTGATTGATCTTTTGGAACATCTGGAAGGACATTGTGAATTGATACAAAGTAATACAGATGGTTTGATCATTCAAATACCTGATACTGATGAAGCGTTTGAAACCATTGATGATATCTGCTATGAATGGGAAAGTAGAACAGGTATGGGTTTAGGTTTTGATGTGATCACTGAAATTTGGCAAAAGGATGTAAACAATTACATCTTCAGATTTGATAACGGATCAATTGAACGTAAAGGTGGATACGTTAAAGAACTGAATGATCTTGATAATGATTTACCTATTATCAATACAGCATTGGTTGATGCAATGACAAGAAAAATCAGTGTTGAAGATACTATTAACCAGTGTAATGATCTGAAGCAGTTTCAGAAGGTGGTTAAAGTATCAAGTAAATATATTTGTGGTTATCATAACGGTGAAAAGCTGCAGGAAAAAACATTTAGAGTATTTGCAAGTAAAGATGAATCAGATACTATGATAGGGAAAATGAAGTTAAAAGCAGGTGGTAAACTGGTTACAGAAAAATTTGCTAATACACCTGAACACTGCTTTATTGATAACGGTAATGTGAATGGTAAAAAGATACCTAATAAGCTTGATAAAGAATGGTATATAGAACTTGCAAAGAAAAGGCTTCAGCAGTTTGGAATGTAAAGGTGATTAAAACATGTATCAACTTTTTAAAGGGTACGTTACAACAAAAAATAAGCAATGCACCATGCCTTTTAAAGGTAAATCATCAGATGAACTTTTAAATTTACGTGATGCAAGAAAACGTGAAGAATATGCAGGTATCTTGAATGATAACACTGCACTAATTGATGTTGATGATCATGATCTTTCTGAAATACTGATGAAGATCATTGAAGAAAAACAGATAGCATGTAGAGTATATGAAACTACACGTGGTAAACACTTCTTATTTAGGAATGAAAATAGAATTGAACATAACTATACAGGTACACCGCTTGCATGTGGTTTGAAGTCTGATATTAAATTAGGATCACGTACATCTTACAGTATACTTAAATTCAAAGGTAAAGAACGTGAAGTGATTTATGATATTTATGATGATGAAGAATATGATGCAGTACCTAAATGGTTATTACCAGTGAAAGCTAAACCAGAATTCATTGATATGAATGAAGGTGATGGTAGAAATCAGGCGTTGTTTAACTACATTCTTACACTTCAATCAAACGGATTCAGTAAGGATGAAGCACGTGAATGTATCAAGATCATAAATCAGTACGTGTTGAAAAAACCATTATCTGAAAAAGAACTTGATACAGTTACACGTGATGAAGCGTTTAAGAAACCAGTATTCTATGATGGTAAATCATTCTTACATGATAAGTTTGCACAATTCTTGATCAGTGAATACAATATTGTGAAAATTGGTTCAGTGCTTCATTATTACAAAGATGGTGTTTATATACCTGCATCAGTTGAAGGATTGATGATAAAACATATCAGCAATTTGAAACAGAATCAAAGAAAAGAAGTATTATCATGGATGATAGCACACATTGATCACAATTCAGAAGTATCAAGTGCAAATTACATTGCATTCAAAAATGGTATATATGATGTTGCAGCTGATACACTTGAACCATTTGCAGTTGATAAGATCATTACCAATAAGATCAATTGGAATTACAATAAAAATGCATATAGTAAGCTTGCAGATGATGTATTAAACAGTTTAGCGTGCAATGATAAACAGGTACGGCTGCTTCTTGAAGAAGTCATTGGTTATACGTTTTACAGGCGTAATGAATTAAGAAAAGCGTTTATGCTGAAGGGTAAACGGCATAACGGCAAAAGTACATTCATTGATATGATTGCATATATGTTAGGTGAAGATAATATATCATCACTTGATCTTGGTGATTTAGCACATGAATATAAAGCTGCAGCATTGTTTGGAAAGCTTGCAAATTTAGGTGATGATATTGAAGATGAATTTATACCTTCAGCAGGAATATTTAAAAAAGTTGTTTCTGGTGATCGTATGAATGCTAATGTGAAGTTTGCAGCACCAATTGAATTTAATCCGTACTGTAAACTGATATTCAGTGGTAACACTATACCACGTTTAGGAAGGGGTAGAGATTCAGAAGCAATTATTGATAGGTTGATCATTGTACCATTCAATGCAGAATTCAATAAAGATAGTGCTTCTTTTTCACCGTTTATAAAGTATCAATTAAGATCAGAAGAATGTATGGAATACTTAGTTAGAATAGGCGTAGAAGGCTTGAAAAGGGTGCTTAAAGCGCAAGGATTCACTACCAATGATGAAATACATCAGGCGTTAGATGAATACGCTGAAACCTTGAATCCTATCAAATTATTCTTTGAAGAAATGGGTGATTCACTCATGAATGAACCAACAAAGAAATGTTACAGGCGTTACACTGAATTCTGTATTGAAAATGCTATGAAGCCTATCAGCCATATTGAATTCAGTAAACAAGTGATCAGTGAATACAATTGTGAAAGTAAGGTAATGTGGTTTGAAGGAAAATCACAACGTGTATTTGTAAGAAAAGAAGGTGATCAGATTGGAACAGAAAAAGTTAACTGATAATCCTGATCTTGAACAGATCATTGAACGTGCAGCAGAAAAAGCTGCAATGAAGACATTAAACAAGTTGAAAAATGCAGGTAGGGTAACATACATATTCAGTAACAGTTTTAAGAAAACTGAAGAACTTTTATATCTGTATCCAAAATTACCTTCAGATCATCCTGAACGGATCAGGATTGATAAAGCACTTGAACGGATCAAAGATGATGAATATGCAGATGTGATCAGAAGCAGATATTTTGATTTATTAACAATCATGGAAATATCAGAAATATATGATTGTAAGTATCAGAACATCAGTAAAAAGCGTAACAAGCTAGTAAAGATACTTGCATCTGAATTGTTCCCTGAAGATGTACTAAATGAAATATTACAAAAGTAAAAAGCAGTGTGATCAGCACTGCTTTTTACTTTCGGAAAGGATTTTATGAGAAGCCCTACACAACCATGACCAACTGCCTATAAGAATTATAGCATGAATAATCTGAAATAAAAGTATCAAAAAACAGAATGTTCTGATAAAAACATTGAAACTAAAGTTTCAATATTCAAAATACTATTGATTATAAGTATATACTGATGTATTATATAGACAGATAAGGAAAGGTAAAGGAAATGACAAAGAAAGAAATCAGAAACAGATTAGATAAAAAGTTACTTGATGCTTTAACAATGGCTATGAAATATGAACATTATCATAGTACAGATGCAGCAAGATGTAAAATTATTGCACTTACAACAGTAACTTGTGCATTAACGTTAGAATGTATAAATGATACTGAATTTACTAACATTTATGAAACTATATTTAATTCAAACATTGGGGAATAAGAAACATGCGGATATGGCATAAAGATTTGATACCAGTATTACCTAAACAGCAGTTAATAGCACAATGGCGTGAATGCTGCTGTATAGCACGTAACATAGCTGTAAATGGATCACCTAATCATTTACTTGTAAACAAGGTGCTGAACTATCCAATCAATCATTTATATGTGTATGCTTACTTGATATCTGAAGAATGTTACAAGCGTGGATATCTGGTTAATTGGAAAAGGTTTGAACAGTGGTTTGATTATGATGTTGATTTGTTTGTTCAGTATGATGATCTGTTTGCAGCATGGCATACACCACGGTACATGATGCAGTGTTACTATAACCTGCAAGAAAAATATGATTGTGGTGGTATCAGTAAGGATGAATGGTTTCATATAGTTGATAAAATGTATGCTTTATATCATTGGAAAGAGGTTTAAAATGTTAGAGAAGGTAAAAGTATTTCTGATTGCACTGGTTGGTGCATTGCTTGTGATCTGTATGTTATTTCAGGCTGCAGTACATGAATCATTAAAACTGTATCCACCTACAGCAGAAGAAATTGCAGAAGAACCTGCATTAGAAAGGTATGTACATGATTGAATACATATATGAAGTAGATGGTTTCAGGATCAATAAAAAGAAAGAATTGATCAGGTGTAAGGATTGTAAGTATCAACGGTATAACAAAGTTATGAAGTTTCATTATTGCAGTTTTACAAAAGAATATGCACCTTTTGGTGAAGATAATGGTTATTGTAATTTTGGGGAAAAGAAAAAATCATGAAAGAAGCTATATTACCTGTACCTGATAATTTTTTTGAAGAATCAAAAGCAGCTGAACTGATCAGGTGCAAAGATTGTAAAAATAGAAAGAAAAATAAATTTTGTCTGAAGTACATGAAGTACAAATTGGATGATGGATATTGTGATGAAGCAGAAAGGCGTGAAGAATGTTAATTAAATTTAATAGTGATTATCAATATAAAGCAGTTTCACCATGTAAAGACTGTACTAAAAGATCAGTGAATTGTCATGGTACATGTGAAGAATACATAGAGTTTCAAAAGCAGTTGAATCAGGAAAAAGAAGAAAGAAGGATCAGAACAAAATATAAAAGTAATAAATATTGAACGTGATGAAAAAGCAGTTGAAGCAGCTAAATTTATCAATGAATACTGTAAAGAACATGATAACTGCAAATACTGCATCTTCAGCTTCAGCCATGTTTGCATTCTAAAATGGACTGATCCAGATGGATGGAATCATTCTATTTGTAAGGTATATGAAAGAAGAATGAAGCATAAAATGATTGATTAAAATATGATATCAGTATATAATGATAAATGAGGTGATTATATATGGCAACACAAGCACAACTGAAAGCATCAGCAAAGTATGATAAAGCTAATACTAAATCAATATTCCTGAAGCTGAATATAAAAACAGATGCTGATGTATTGCAATATCTTGAAACAGTAGGTAATAAACAAGGGTATATTAAAGAACTGATCAGAAAAGACATGAACGGATCAGATGAACAAAAAAATAAGATCATTGAAGGATCATTTACAGAAGGTGATCTTGTAACAGTATTGATCAATGGTGAAAAGCATACACGCAAAGTTAAATTTAATAAGAAGCTGAATGAACCAGTAATTACAGTGTTAGGTATTGAACATGCTGCTTCAGAATTCAATTAACCACCTGCTGAAGGTGGTTTTTTAATTGATTTTAATATAGGTATTGACTGATATAATATATTAGTATATACTGATAGAGTAAGTTAAGAAAAGGAAGGTAAAACAATATGACAAAAGCAGAAATTAAAGCACGTGAAATTATCGCTAATCAAACAACTGATGATCTGTTAGATGAATGGGAATTAACAAGCAGCAATGCATATCCAAGAATTGAAGCAGCAGCTGTAAGGGGTTGGATCATGGATGAATTAGAAAAAAGATATCCTGAAGAATTCAATACATGGTTAGATCAGGATGAACCAGAAGATGCTGATCTTAAATGGTTCATATGGAAAATGGCTGATTGATTCAGCCATTTTTATTTTTGATCAAATTAGTTAGAAAATTTTGTAATTTAGTATTGCAAATATAAGTATATACTGATATAATATAGACAGATAAGGAAAGGTAAGGTAAAGGATATGACAAAGTTAGGCGTTGCAGTTATTACAGAAATGGGAAGCAACATTTACACAACAATTACAGTTAGCGAAGATTACACAATGAATGAAGTTGTTAAAGAAATTAAAAGGCTTGGTTATGTAAGTTTTAGACTTCTTGAAACAATGAAATGTTACGTAAGAGTTTAATAAAATACACGGTTAGCGGATCACCTGAAGTATCCGCTTGAAGATAGGAAAGGTTAAGAAGATGAAGTACACAAGAAGAAAAGTTTGGTTCACAGGATCAAGAAAGAGTATTGAAAGAACAATTTATTATTCTGAATCATTAAACATATATTATGTAAAATGGGGTGGGCAGAACATTGAAGTAGTTGAAACTGAAAAAGGATCAAGTCACTGGTACACAGTAGAACCATACTGAAAAGAAAGGAAAGGTAAAGATTATGACAAAATATTATGAAGTAGGTTATCACAAAGCAGCACTTGAAAAAACAAGCAGTGGTTACTGGATCGTAACAGTTAAATCTGAACAGGACAAGAAAGGGAACAGATTTATGTTTTCTACAGAAGCTG